GTCAGCCAAGTCGCCGAGCTCGGTGGAACAGACAAAAGTAAAGTCCGCCGGATAGAAGACCAGGACCGTCCACTTGCCCGCCTTTTTCAACTGATCCAGGGAAACCGTGCCAAAGCCGTAATCGGTCGGTTCATAGGTTTCCATCTTGAAATCCGGTACATTCTGGCCAACCTGCAACCCGCCGCACGCCGACAGCTTGCCCGGCAGATCGCCACCGGCCTGCGCGCAAGAGGGGCCAAGCGCATCGCCGACCAGGTCAACCCGGACGGCAGCGCCTTCGAGCCGCGCAAGCCGCAGAAGCTGCGCAGCAAGAAAGGCCGCATTCGCCGCACCATGTTCGCCAAGATGCGCACCGCCCGCTTCCTCAAGACCGAGGCCAGCCCGGACAGCGCCGTCGTCACCTTTGCCGACCAGGTGCAGCGCATCGCCCGGGTTCACCAGGGCGGCCTGCGCGACAAGGTAAACCGCCGCCGCAGCAACCTCGAGGTGCAGTATCCGGAGCGCAAGCTGCTCGGCATCCCGGACTCTGACGTGGCGCTGATCGAGGATCTCGTGCTCGCCCACCTCGCCCGCTAAGTTGTAATCGCATCGAATACAACATGGGCGGCGCGCCGCTCGCTTGCGCGCAAGGCATATTCGCCCGCATGGACATCGCCACACTCTCCCGCATGGTAGAAAACCTGCTCCGCGTCGGAACGGTCGAAGAACTCGACCTCCCCGCGAAGTGCTGCCGCGTGCGCAGCGGGAACCTGCTTACCAACTGGCTGCCGTGGGTCACGCATCGCGCCGGCAACACCCGCACTTGGGATCCGCCGACCGTCGGCGAACAGGTGCTGGTGCTGTCGCCCAGCGGCGAACTCGGCGCAGGCGTCGTGCTGACTGGACTGTTCTCCACCGCGCACGCCGCCACGAGCAGCAGCGCCAGTTACAACCACGCCACCGGCGCTCTCGAAGCCAGCGGAATCCAGACCGCGATGGTGCAGGCGGCCACACTGGTCACCATCGACTGCCCTGCCACGCACGTCACCGGCGCGCTCACCGTGGACGGCCTACTCACCTACCATGGCGGCATGGCAGGCTCAGGCGGCGGCGCAGCAGCTGCCGTCATCGACGGCGATGTCGTGATCGGCGGCATCAGCTTCCTCGGCCACGGACATCCTGACCCGCAAGGCGGCGATGTGGGAGCGCCGCAATGAGCGCCATCGGCATGAATGCGACCAGCGGCGAGCGCATGGAAGAAGTCGAGCACATCAGCCAATCCGTGCACGACATCCTGACCACGCGCATCGGCACGCGCTGCATGCGCCGCTACTACGGCTCTATCGTCCCTGAGCTGATCGACCAGCCTACCCATCGCGCCACGCAGCTGCGCCTGATGGCCGCCACTGTCATGGCCGTGCACCGATGGGAGCCGCGCCTGCTGATCAGCAAGGCGCAGTTCTTCATCGACCAGGCCGGAAACGGCATCTTGGACATCGATGGCGTGCGCCGCGGCGGGCAGCGATCCGGCAGCAAGCTGAGCCTCAAGGTAAGGGTGGCGTAAATGAGCTCTGTCGACCTCTCTCAACTCCCGTCACCGGACGCCATCGAGCCGCTGGACTACGAGGCCATTCTGGCCGCCATCAAGGCAGACCTGATCTTGCGCCACCCGGAATCAGCAGCCGTGCTGGAGCTTGAATCCGAACCGCTGACCAAGCTGTGCGAAGTCGCCGCCTATCGTGAGCTGACTTTGCGCGCACGCATCAACGACGCCGCCAAATCCGTGATGCTGGCTTATGCCATCGGGGCCGATCTCGATCACCTGGTTGCGCTGTACGGCATCGCCCGCCTTGAGGCCGAGAGCGACGCCGCGCTGCGCAGCCGGGCGCAACTGTCTCTGGAGGGATTCTCTGTTGCCGGGCCGATACAGGCTTACCGCTTCCATTCGCTCTCCGCGTCGCCATCGGTGCGCGACGTCACCGTGCTGAGCCCGGCGCCTGGCGTAGTTCGCCTGGTCGTACTGGCTCAAGACGGTACGCCGGATGCAGCGCTGCTGGCAACCGTGCTGGCAGCAGCGTCGGCAGACACCGTGAGACCGCTATGCGACACCGTAGAGGCGGTAGCGCCAGCTGTGATCAACTATGCTGTGCAGGCCAGCTTGATCTGCCTGCCAGGCCCTGACACTGGAACCATCCTCGCTGCCGCGCAGCAGGCCTGCCAGCGATACGTTGACGCGCAGTTCTATCTCGGGCGAGACATCGCTCAATCCGGCCTGCTCGCCGCACTGCACCAGCCCGGCGTGATGCGCGTAGAGCTGAGCAGCCCGGCAGCACACCTGACCGTAGCGTCTGACCAGGTCGCCAACTGCACCGGCATCGCCATCACACTTGGAGGCACCGGGCAATGACCATGCTCCCGCCAAATTCAACGCCGCTGATGCGCGCCACTGAGGCTGCGATATCTCGCGACCTTGCGGTCACGCTCGGCAGCCTATGGAACCCGCAGACCTGCCCGGAAGCCGCGCTGCCATGGTTGGCCTGGGCGCTGCATGTAACCGACGGCGAAGGCTGGGCGAATGCAGACACGGTACAAGGCCAACGGGATCTGCTGACCCGCTCGTTCGAGCTGCACCGGAAGAAAGGAACGGTGTACTCGATCAAGCGCGCGCTGGCCTCAATCGGATTCGGCGATCAATCGCGGCTGATCGAGGGCGGCGTGCCGAGAACCTACGACGGCACCCATTTTGCGGACGGCTCGCTGACCTACAGCTCGGCATCGTGGGCGGAATACGCAATCGAGGCAGACCTGGGCGAAACCTCCGGCCTGTCCGCTGCGGTAGTTGACCGCATCCGTGCCACCTGCGCGGAGTACGCGCCAGTCAGCCGTCATCTGGGCAACGTGACATTCACCGCCCACGTCAGCGACAGCGCGCCACCCGCAGAGCTGGTCGGCATTGAGCTGCACCTGGACGGATTGAGCGACATCACGCCATGGCGTCGCCGCTACGACGGCAGCTTGCAGTACGACCAAGGCATAACACTTACCTACGGCGGCCATCTTTCTGCCAATGGCACCTACCTGTATGCGGGCGGCTATGCCGTCAACGACAGCCACTGGCGCGCAGGTGATGAAGAGACGGCGCTCGACTTCTCGGCGAGCCTTGCCCAGGAAGACTATGTGCGCAGGTTCGCGATGTATGACGGCTCATCGCAGGCAGACGGCCTGATCGATTACGGCGCATCGGCACCGTGCGCAGAAGATGCCGTGATGCCGATCGCGGCGGTGCGCAGGCTTAAATACAACGGCAACTATCGCTACGGCGGCGAGATTGCGGCAAATAGCGGGATTCCTTTTTCACTGGAGGCAGCATGAACCTGAACGACAACATCCCCCTGCGCGGAGACTTTCATCTTGAATTATTCCGAGGCGGGAAGCTGGTCGAAACCATCGACGAACCCGCAACCTCTGCGGGCAAGCGTTTCGGCACCAATTACGCACCGCTGACAACAACTGGCAAGCCGCAGGACCTGTCCAGCATCCGTCCGCGCGAGGAGCCGCGCCAGGCCACCGGCATCGAAGAATTCGACCGCGTGCTCGGCGGCGGGCTGGTGCAAGGCGCGGTGGTGCTGATC